TCTGAGCTGGTTAATACCGGAGCCGTCAAACACTTGATCCACGCTGCCAGCTAATCTGGTGGAAAGTCACAAAAGGCGCCCTACGGGGCGCCTGTTCATTTGAGGTTTCTGCTATGAAAGTTCAGCTAACGGTAAGCCGAGCTGGTGCCAGAACGGCCCACAGTGCAGGCGAAATTATAGAAGTTGACGAGGATGAAGGCCGCCGAATGATCGCCGCATCTCAAGCGGTATCCGTCGCCACAAAGGAAACGGCCATCAAAAAATCCAGCACTCAAAAAGCTGTAAAGGAATAAACAATGAGCCTCGACCGCCGCGATCAGATATTGCGACGCACAGTGAAGCCTGCGGTATTGCCGGTGACTCTGGCGCAAGCGAAAGCAGACCTGCGCGAAGATCGGGACATTGAAGACGCGCTAATCGAATCACTTGTCATGGCTGCCACTGACTTCATGGAGGCTCCAAACGGTGCGATCGGGAAGGCATTTATCACTCAGACATGGCGGATTTCCGTTCCTTGCCCCGATAGGCTTGGGCGCATAGAGCTACCCATAACCCCTGCGCAATCCATTGAATCCATAAGCTATTTTGACGCAGAAGGCGGTGAGCGGTCCGCGAATGTTTCAGATTTTAATTTTTATGGCGAGGAAGATTGGGCCTACATCGCGCCAAAATCCGGCAAAGCATGGCCTGCCTTAATGGGTCAACTTGACGCTATAACCATCACTTATCGTGCTGGCTTTGGCGACAGCGAGGGTGACGTGCCCGCGTCCATTAATCGCGCAATCCGAATGCTTGTTGTTCATTGGTTTGAAAACAAGGGAGTAGCCATTGTCGGAACCTCTGTAAGTGAGCTTCCTATGGCGGTTAAGTCGCTGGTTTCGATTAATCGGAAAGGCTGGGTTAAATGACATTCCGACCCGGAGAGCTAGACCAGCGCATTGAGCTGCAAAAAGAGATCCGCGCACCTGATGGCCAGGGTGGCTTCACCAAAATATGGGAAACCCAGACCGAAGTATGGGCGCACGTTCGCCCGCTTCGCGGTACAGAGCGCCAGAACGGCGACCGCACTCAGGCTGAAGGCGGCTACCTGGTAGTCATCCGCTACCGCAGCGACGTGAACGAAACCTGGCGCATTAACTGGCTGGGAATGGATCGCGTGATGAACATCACCTTTGCGCAAAACGGTGGCCGGCGCTCCGCCTACCTGCCGCTTGAGTGCAGCTGTGGAGTGGCAACCTGATGACGCAGCGTGACCGGCAGTTTGAAATTACCGGCATTGAAGAATTCCGCAAAATGACGAAAGACCTGGCGCCAAGGCAGGCCCGCAACCTTGCCCGCGCAACCGTTCAGGGCGTGGCCACCGAAGTGGCAAAGCAGATGCGCAAGAAAGCCCCGAAAGACGATGGCACGCTGCGCAAAGCGATTAAAGCCCGCCGCCGGAAAATGCAGGGTGATGTGGCGATGTCAGATGTGCGCATCGAGCACGGCAAAGGCTCGAAAAACGATGCCTGGTACTGGCACTTCATCGAGTTTGGAACCCAAAAGAACTCAGCACAGCCATTCATTCAACCCACTGTTGCAGCAGTAGAGCCGCAGCTGCCCGGAATCTTCGCCCGCGAGTTTGGCAAAAAGCTGGAAAAGGCACTGGCCCGAGAGGCGAAAAAGCAGGGAGTGAAAAATAATGGCTGAAGGCATGGCAAACGCCGTACAAATCGCTGTGCACATCGCGCTTTGTTCCAGCTATGAGCTGGCAGCTATATTGGCAAAGCGCGTCAATTCACCGGACATACCCCCGTTTTTAGAGCTGGACTTTGTTTCGCGCCAGTATGTCGTCCGCGGCGCGGCTTCCTTGTTTCCCGCCGTCTACGATGATGTTATCCAGGCTGGCGACTCCGGCAACGACTCTGTTTTCCCTTACATCGTAATCGGCAGCGATTCCATTCTTGATATGTCCACCGATACATCCTCTGGTGGTGACATTAACGTGACCATTGATGTCTGGAGCCGGTACGACGGCAAGCGCGAAACCAAGCGCATACAGGCTGCAATCTACCGTGCGCTGCACAGGGCCAGTCTGAAAGTCCCTGACCATGAGTTTATAGGCTGTGACTTTGACCAGGAGCAGCCAGTGACCCTTGACCCTGACGGCCACACATACCACGGCGTGTCGTCTTTTCGCGTTCTGATTGACGAGATTGGCTATGGGAACTGAATGGATTGATATGGAGCAGGACGGGCATGGCCTTGTCGTCATGGACGCAATGGGCGTGGTCATTGATTCGGTTGAAGCGTTCCGTTTAACCGAGGACGGCGTGGAAGTGATAGCGCTTGCAGTAACCCCTGAAGGTAATGAACTGGTGTGCAGTCGCGACGGCGGCATAACTCTGGAAACGATACGTGCCCGCATGGATATTCCTGGTGGCATGGTTATCAATTTAAACGACGAGGCATAAATCATGGCTAAGTATCTCGGCCGCAAGGTCATTCTGAAAAAAGACAACACCCCAATTGCCAACGTGCGCACCAAATCGTTAAGCATCAACCGTGAACTGGTCGATTCATCTGATGACGACTCTGGCGCATGGGCCACCCATCTTGACGAGCCTGGCCAGATCGACGTTTCAATCTCGGTGGAGGGCGTCATTGCAGATCATTCCATTTTAGGCGAAGCGCTGAACGTGGCCACCGGCAATGAAACATATACCCTGACCTACCCTGATGGTGGAATTGTCTCTGGGAGCTTTGGGCTTTCATCCTTCGCGTTGGAGGACACCTACAACGATGTCAGCACCTACTCTTTCGAGATGCGCGCATCCGGCGAAGTCACTTACACCGCACCATAAGGCTCAACCATGGCAATCTTTGATGACATTGAGCTGTCGTGGGAGGGCGTACCCTACACGATACGGGGCGATGACCACATAATGCGCGTGCTCGCCGCAGTGGAAGACCACCTAACCTTTATGGAGCTTGAGCGGGGCCGGTCTTCTGGCAAAATCCCATTAGCCAAACTGTCAGCGGCCTATTCGGTTGTTCTGCGCTATGCGGGCTGCCGGGTGAGCGCGGCGGAAGTGTACAAAGGCATGTGGGCAGACGGCCAAACCCTCGCCGCAATCTCCGAAGCCGTGGCAAGCCTGCTGGAGCTGATGCTGCCACAATCGATACGCTCAGACCCTGCGCCCGAACCCGAAAAAGGCGAGGATGCCCCCAAGTCAAAAAAGACGAGCGCGGGCAGGTCGTAAAATCGGCTTACCAGGCCGCTGTCATCGGCTGGGGCTTGTCCCCGCGTGAGTTCTGGTCGATGCACCCTACCGAGTTTTATTGGTTTGCAGACGCCAAGGCCGAACAAATTAAGCATCAGAAAAGGCAGGCTGGCGGCATCACCGAAGATGAAGCCCTGGAAATGAAAGACGAACTGCGCCGCGCCCGCGTCAAGGCCGGATTCCCCCCCGATTAAAAGGAACCAACATGGCTATTGGCAGCTTGGCCGTGCGCGTATCCAGCGACACCACTAATTTCAATCAAGGCATGGCCAGCGCAGGCGGCACCGCGAAGAAGTTTGGTAACGAGGCGTCCGCGGTTGGCAAGAAAGTAGCGATCATGGGCGTTGCGGTTGCGGCCGCTGGCGCCGCTATCGGTATTGAGCTAACTCGGCGCGGCCTTGAGGCCGTGGACTCGCAAGCAAAACTTGCAAGGCAGCTTGGCGGCACCATTGACGGCCTGCGCGGCTTGCAGATTGCAGGCTCTGATGCCGGTGTCGGTACGGAAGTGCTAGGCAAGGCGATGGAAAAGCTCAACTCACGACTAGGTGAAGCTCAGCGCGGCAGTGGATCGGCGTTTGAGTCATTCGAACGCCTTGGCTTGTCTGTCGAGAGTCTGTCAGGCATGGACGTAGATCAGCGACTGGCCACTATTGCCGATCGCATGAAAGAGATGGGGCTGTCTACCCAGGAGGCTGGCGACGAATTACGCCAGATGGGCATACGCAACGGCGAAATGGTCAACTTAATGCTGCAAGGCGGCGATGCCATACGCGCCGGCCGCAAAGAAGTGGACGCACTTGGGCTTTCACTGAGCGCAGTGGATGCGGCACAGGTTGAGGCTGCAAACGACTCCTTTGCTCGCATTGGCCTGGTGGTTGAGGGCATCTCCCAGCGCATGGCTGTTGAGTTCGCGCCGATACTGGACGCCGTAAGTCGGATGATGGTTGAAGCCGGAACTGATGGCGTAGACATGGGCGAAGCCATTGGTGATGGCTTTAACCTGGGCATCAAGGCGGCCGCGTTTATTGTAGACGCAATCGAGGTCATTAAGCGCACGTTTGAAGTTGCAGGCAAAGGTATTGCTCTGTTTGGTTTGGGCGTGGTTGACGTGATGCTCACAGCCGCTGACGCCATCGTTAACAACCCGGTGCGGGCGATCAACGAGCTGATCGACGCCATGAACAAAATCCCCGGCATTGATATTGACGCCGTGAGCTTGTCCGGTTTTGGCGAAGGCATTGCCAGCGAACTGAAAACCGTGCGTTTAGCGCAAGAAATCGGCATTCAGGACATAAAAGACACCCTGCTGGCACCACTCCCGGGCATGAAGTTTGAGCAGTTCGTTGCAGAATCCCGCGCAAACGCCGTTGCTGCCGCCGAAGAGATGGCCGGCATTGGCGATCTACTCCAGCCAGATCTTGGCAGCGGTACAGCTGGCGGAAGCGGCACAGGGTCTGGCGCCGGAGAATGCGGTGAAGAGGCCGACCGCAAGCGCGAAGATTTGGCGCGAAAGCTGGAGGTTATCCGCGAAGCAAACCTGACTGAACGCGAATTAACGCTTGAGAAATACAAGCAAGACCGAGAAGATTTAGAGGCTGCAAAGCTAGCAAGCCTAGAAATTGAGGGCGGCTACGCTGAAGCAAAAAGACTGCTAAAAGAACGCGAAAAAGCCGACTTAACAGCGATAGAAAAAGAAGGATCAGACGCCCGCGTACAGCAGGCCCAACAAGAAGCCCGCGCAAAGCAGCAAGCAATGAGCAGCGCCATGGGCAACCTGTCCACGCTGATGAACACAGGCTCCAAAAAGCTCTTTAAAATCGGCAAGGCCGCTGCGCTGGCGGGAGCCCTGGTAGATCGCTACGCGGCCATTGTAGGTGCTTACAAAGTGGGCGCGTCAATCGGCGGGCCTCCTCTGGGCGCAGCCTACGGCGCGGCAGCAGGCGCAGCCACGTTTGCCCAGATCAATGCCATACGATCCCAGTCGTTCGGCGGTGGAGGAAGTGGCGGCGGATCGGGCGGCGGCGGCAGCGTCACCCAGAACATCAACAACCAGGGCGAGGCCGTACGCGGCCAGGCCAGCACAGGCCAAACCCTGACACTGCAAGGCATCAACCCCGGCGATATGTTCAGCGGTCGCCAGCTCATCGAAACCATCAATCAAGCCCAGAAAGACGGTGCTATTTTGCAGGTGCAACAGTAATGGCTGAAAATAAGCGTTTTGGCCGCGAGCCGGTTCAAGTCCTGGAGTTCGATCAAGATTTCTGCAACCTGACTTACGGCGTTGCGCCCTGTACAGCCGCACTTCAAGAAGGCCAGACCCAGTGCTTTAACACTCGCTCCACCTGCCAATCACCGGCCAACTACGACAAGGGTGTGAAAGTTCTTCGATTCATCGATAAGCGCAGCCCGGGACCGACAGACAGCTACTACATACCCTCGCTAACCGGCGTGAAAGTAACCCCCGCAAAACTCAATCCGGGCGGCGCCAACTCCAATGCTAGCGCACTAGGCCAGAGGGCGAGCATATCAGCCACATTTCAAGATCACCCCCACAACGACAAGATGGTTGACCCTTACCGCATTCTGCGCAATTACACACCCATTGATCGCGGCACATTCTGGACAAAATGGCGGGCGCGCAACCCTTACTACATGCAGCGCCCTATCCGCCTGCGCACGGGCTATCTGGTTAACGGCGCCATTGTTGACGAGATCAGCCGTGATTTTGTCGTTACCGGCTTCGAAGGCCCCGACGCCAGTGGCCGCG